GGACAAGACATTGAGGTGGCACGGTCTCGTCAAACTGGTTCCGTGGTTGCCCCCGCAAAACGGAGTGCAAAAAAACCACGCAGAGTGCAACTTACCTCAACGCAGGTCGCCCTCGCCAAGCGACTTGGCCTGAGTCCAGAACAATATGCGGCGCAACTCTTGAAGGAGGCATCTTAATGTCTGATAGAACCCCACGCACAAGCGACTCCCGTGAAAAAACGGAGCGTAAAAAATCTTGGCAAAGACCAACAATGTTGCCTGATCCCGAACCACGCGATGGTGTAAGTTACCGCTGGGTTCGCACATCTACTTTAGGTCAGAGCGATAACACCAATGTTTCGTCTAAATTTCGTGAGGGTTGGACGCCAGTCAAGGCAGATGACCATCCAGAATTACAAGTGTTGCCTGATATCGATTCCCGATTTGAAGGTAATGTTGAGGTTGGAGGATTGCTACTTTGCGAGAACTCAACCGAATATGTCGAAAGTCGTAGAGACGCCCATAATGAGATGAACAAAACTCAGATGGACTCTGTTGATAACAACTATCTGCGGCAATCAGATCCACGGATGCCAGTTCTGAAACCAGAACGAAGCACCAAAATATCGTAGTATGCACCAAGTGGCGCATACTGAAAATGAAATCGAGTAGAATAGAAGGAGAGACAAAATGTCTTCAGTAGCTGCTCCCTTCGGTCTGCGCCCGATTGGTCGTTTGGATAATGGTTCATTGGAAGTTTTCCGCCAGTATCCTATCGCTTCTGCCTACAACACAAATATTGCCATGGGTGATATTGTTCAGCTTGTAGACGGTGGCACTGCAACGACCATCGAAAAGCAGTCCGCAACTGGTGACGACACCACAGCCATCGATATGGTTGGTGTTTTCATGGGTTGTAAATACACAGACCCAAATACTGGGCAACTTACATTTAGCCAGCTTTGGCCTGCAAACCTTGTTGCGTCAGATGCAATGGCATATGTAGTTGATGACCCTAGCGTTCTTTTCGCCATTCAGGCAGATGGCGCACCAACCAACATTGGTGACATCTATGGAAAGAACTCAGTTCTCATTCAAACTGCGCCAAATACATCGCTGAAAATCAGCCGTGTGGCTTTGGACATCTCTGCGATCGGTACAGATCCTGAGAACCCAATCCGCATCATTGATTATCTCGGTGGCGATCAAGGCGATGAGAAGGGTACATCTTTCCCGATTCTGGTGTGTAAGTTTAATTACCATCAGCACACATCAACAACTGGTTCAGCATAAGGAGTGTAACTGATGGCTATTTCACGCGCACAACTTCTGAAGGAACTGTTGCCCGGTCTTAATGCACTGTTCGGTCTTGAGTACCAAAAGTACGAAAACGAGCATGCAGAAATTTACGAAACTGAAACTTCAGAGCGTAGCTTTGAGGAAGAAGTAAAACTGTCAGGTTTTGGCGCTGCGCCAGTTAAGCCTGAGGGTTCAGCGATTTCTTACGACAATGCACAGGAATCCTTCACCGCTCGCTACAACCACGAAACGGTTGCAATGGGCTTTTCAGTGACGGAAGAAGCTATGGAGGATAACCTCTATGACGCTCTTTCTGCTCGCTACACAAAGGCTTTGGCTCGCGCCATGGCGTACACAAAGCAGGTCAAGGCTGCGTCTCTGCTGAACACAGGTTTCACAACCTTCACCTCTGGTGATGGCGTTACCCTGTTCAACACAGCGCACCCAACTGTTGCTGGCGGCAACAACTCAAACCGTCCAGCAGTGGCAGTTGACCTGAACGAGACCTCATTGGAAGATGCGGTCATCAACATTGCAGCGTTCACTGACGAGCGTGGCTTGTTGATTGCAGCTCGCCCTCGCAAGCTTATCGTTCCACCTGCATTGATGTTCGTTGCAACTCGTCTGCTACAGACAGAGCTGCGTGTCGGCACAGCCGATAACGATCTCAACGCCCTGCGTTCAAACGGTTCGATTCCAGAGGGCTATCGTGTCAATCACTACCTGACTGACAATGATGCGTTCTTCCTGACAACCGATGTTCCAAACGGCATGAAGCACTTTGTCCGTACTCCAATGTCAACATCTATGGATGGCGACTTTGATACAGGCAACGTCCGCTACAAAGCCCGTGAGCGTTACAGCTTCGGCGTTTCAGATCCTCTTGGGGTCTACGGTTCTCCGGGCGCTTAATTGCTTTGAGACAGAACTTTTGATTGGGCGGCTTTCGGGCCGCCCTTTCTTTGTGTATAATAAATATGAACCTTGACAGTAAAGTTCAAATGAACTTTCTGACATTAGCCAAGACAAGGAGTTCCTAATGGCTTTATCTACTTTTTCAGGACCAGTCCGTTCAAACGCTGGATTCCAAATTCCCGTTGTAACCACTGCAAACCTCCCAGCTTTTGGCGATGTTGCTGTCGGAACCGTTTACATGGTTAGCGACAATGGCGCAGGCGATAACGAGTATTGCATCGTAATCAACACAGGTGCTGCTTGGGTAACTGCTGTTGGTGCTGCTCTTACCTAATAGGAGTACGCAATGTCCCAATCTGATGTATTTGCGGTAACTAAAGCAGCAGACGATACAGTGTTTGCTAGCCGCGCCCGTGTGCGTCAGATTCAGGTAAAGACAGCTACATCAGGATCCCCACAAATTGTTTTGAAAGATGGCGGCGCAAGCGGTACAGCACTGCTTGACCTTTCATTTGGCACAACCGATACGTTCTCGGTTAACATTCCTGATAATGGGATTCTGTTTGGTACAGATGTTTACTTGGATTTGACAGACTGTTTAAGCGTGACAGTATTCCTGTCATAAAGGAGTTATTGAATGGCTCAGATTAGCTCTATATCTCGCGTAGGCACTACTGAGCCATTCGAGCTTCAAATTTCCCGTGGTCAAATATCTGGCCACTCTGTTATTAATATATTTGGTTTTGCCACAGCTATTGGGGCATCGTTTACCACACCTTGGGAACTGGCCAATACAAATGCATTGCCTTTAATTAGTGCTGCGTCTCAATTAGATGTTGCAAGTAGTGATGCAGGAGACACAACTCAGATTGTTCAATTGCAAGGGCTTGATGCTGACTACAATTTAATTACAGAGAACATCTCTTTAAACGGTACAACAACTGTTACGACATCAAGCAGCTTTAAAGCAATAAATGGATTTATAACTATTTCTGGGAATTGTGCTGGGAATGTTACTGCAAAAATTAGTACAGTTGTTTACGCTCAAATAACCGCTGGAACTGGACGCAACCAAGCTGCAATTTACACAGTCCCGGCTGGGCATTCATTTTATTTATCTAGGATTGATGCATTTTCTGCAACAGCTACTGGCGCAAGCAAGTATGTTACATTCTTAAATAAAAACACATTTAGTGATGGCCGTGTATTTAATGTAGCTGAAACAACATTTGCCCAGCGTATGGATATAATGCGGGTGCTACCATTTAAAGTACCGGAAAAAACAACCGTTGAGTTTCAGGCAAAGGTTAACAGCACTACAAGTGAAGTTGGTATTTTTGGGGAGGGGTTTTTGGTTAAAGAGGAAGGGCCGCTTTAATGACCAGTAAGTATCCCGGCGTAAAGCGCATTACCGGAGGTGGTATTGAGTATAGAGGGAAGAAGTTCGCGGGGTTTAATAAGCCGCGCAAGTCGGACCGCGCAGGCAAGAAGGGCATGGTCCTCGCCAAAGAGGGAGAGAAGATCAAGCTCATCCATTACGGCGACTCCTCGATGGGACACAACTACTCTCCCACAGCAAGGAAGAGTTTCAAAGCAAGGCATGCAAAGAATATTGCCAAAGGCAAGATGAGCGCTGCTTATTGGGCAGACAAGAAACTATGGGCTGGTCCCGGTGGCTCTAAGAAGTCACCACCTAAGTCCCAGAAGCATGTAAAGAAGGGAAAGTAAAATGGGCGCAGGCGGTGGATACCAACAACCTATGGGCAAGGGCGGCGGATACCAGCAGCCGATGAGCTATGGGCAGCCTTACGGCGGCAAAGGTGGTCAGCGTTTCCCTCAGCAAGGGCCGACTGGTCCAAACGTTACTGATGGTCAGTATAGGCCATCTATGCCTAATAGCGGTCAATCCCCTTATGGTCCATTTGGTGGTCCTCTGCCGGGCAGTATGTATCAGGGTTTTGATGGCCGCCGTGAGCGACCTGAATTTCAACCCGTGGCACAACCTGCGTTCCCTATGTTCCCAAGCGCGTATGACAGGGACCCAGCCAGCAATTCTAATATCGGTGTTCCTGCGTTTAGGGATATACCTGAATATAAAGCACTTCAGGATGCCAGACGCAGGCAAAGAGAGGAGATGCAGGGCTTGCAAAATGCCTTTAGGCAAACTGGTCAGTATCAGGATTATATGAGGGAACTCCCTCTAATACGCGACCAACAAACTTCTTTTGGTAATCAAGATCCGCGAGGAATGCCTTATTTTAACCTTATACAGAATGAGGGCTTTATGCCTCCGCGTAGAGGCGGTAGTTTTGTTGAGATGTTGAGTCCCGGTTATGTATCGCAAGATCCTTCTGAGAGAGGGTTCAGAGTGCCAAGAGGGCCTCAGCCGATTGCAGCTCCAGTAAAAGGTGGGATTCAACCAGCCATTTTAAGAGGGGTTTAGTCATGGGTATGGGTAGTGGAAACTTTGGCACCCTTATAGGTAATGTTGCTAACAAGGGCGGTGCTACTGACGCTCCTGCTTATACCCCACTTCCATTTGGTGGTAAAGGCGCTCCAGCAACATACGATAATTACAGGCCAAATTATTCATATGCGGCTGGCCCAAGCTATGGGAACACCCAACTACCTTATGGTTTAGGTAGCTCTGCACCAATGCCGGGTGGCGGAGTATTTGGTCAAAAGGGGGGGAGGCCCAACAATGTCACCCGGATTCCAAGCGCCATCTTTTGGGAAAACGTTTAACACCCTTAACTACGGGCGATACCCCGGATCTGGTATTGGGTATTATAACCCAACCCCAGAACCAAATTACAACCCAAGCAGGCCGAATTACTCTAATCCAGTGATGCCGGGTCCTCCGGCAAAAGGTGGGCCTGACATTCCACCACCATCGGTAGAGCCACCATACGTTCCACCACCATACGTTCCGCCACCATCGGTAGAGCCACCTTACGTTCCACCACCATACGTTCCACCATACGTTCCACCAACGTTTGACCGACCTGATGGTGAGAATTAAAAATGACTGAAAAAGTGGCAGTAACATTAGCTCGATTAGAAGAGCGCATAGGGCAGCTACAGGATGAGGTGCGCCATGTGCATAAAGAGGTATCAGATCTAAAGGCTCAAGCCAATAGATGGAAGGGTGCCTTCTGGGTAATGATAGCTATTGGCGGCATAGCTGGAACGATAGCTCATTTGTTTATTG